TGGGTTATCCTCCGTGGCCCAGTTTCCTCAACACGGAGGAAAGGCAATGGAGAAAGACAAGAGAATGATGTATCGAAACTTAGCGACAATAAATATTTGTCCTGATTTGAGAAAGGCTGGGTTTCAGGTTAATTCAGATGGAAAAGTTGAAATTCCAGATGTAGTAGGCACAGAAAATCCTTGGTTGCACAGTAACAGGGAAAAGGATAATCGAAGTTGTTTGTTTTGGCTTCATGTATTATTTAAGCATTTTAATATTTTGCCTGAAAATTGTCTTGGCTGCTGGAAAACTTTTTGTCGAGTTGACACGTTAAGAGAACTTTATGAAATTTATGAGTTTCAAAAGAATGAGTCAAAGCGAGTTGTGGATATTGCCTGTAAATGTGGAATCGAACGAAGAGTATTTACGGGAAATCTCGGTGGTTATGCTGCATTCTGGTATAATCCTCTCGGATGTAGCATTAACGAAGCAAGACGAAACACAGAGTTACTTTCTAATGCTCTCGGGAAGGAACTGAAGTTAAAACGTGGTTGCACTGAAATGGAAATGTGGACAAGAAATGTTTTTGGAAAGCCGAGTGAAAAATGGGAAGAAGTAATAACGGAAGTTATGAAAATAAAAGAAGCGCAACTGACGGAAATCTTTGTATTCAACGACGTGAGAAACTTTGACAAGCCTAACTGGCAAATAGTTGACACACTTCAAAGTTGGATCGAACATGCAGCGAAATATGGAGATCAGACTTATAAAGACTTTTGTGACATTGACTTAGTCGTTCCGCTAAGTATGTATAGAAAGGATAATCATGGACTTGATAGCTCAGCCAACCAAGAAGGACGTGTTGGACAAACTGGTGGAAAAGAACAACCGCTCATTGAAACCTTGGAAGAGAACTAATGATGCAAGTATCGTGCCTGATCGAGGTTTTGTGAAGCAACTGAAGAAACTAAAAGATACATTTGAGCCAGTCTGGGACTGTGTTGGTTGCTTCTGGGAAATTTGGGATTTTCCCAAGGACGGAAGTGATCCCTATTGCGTGACAAGAGTAAGCGCAATAGGAAAGAGTTATAAAGAACTTAGTGCTGATGTTCTGCTGGGACTCAAGCAAAGTGTCTTTATGCAGAATAATATGACCGCGAAGCAGATTTGTGATTACTTGGATGAGGCAGATGCACAGGAGCGCAGACGGAAAGAACTTGACTTTAGACAAAGGATGAAGGATATTGCCTGGGATAGTTTTATTAATATTCACTGTAAGTTTATTCAAGTGCCACAGAAGTATGCTATCGAAAGGATGGTGAGCTGATGCCAACAATCGCTGATTTTGAAAAATTTCATCTAACTAATAATTGGCAATCTAAGAACATGAATGACGTAGCTGATTCGCATCATGCGGCAGAAAATGAGGCGAAATATAGAGGCAAGCGTCACAGAAACAAGCCGGCTCCAGTTGAGAAATACAAGATTTCTCCGGAGCTGATGGAAATCAGTAAGGCTTATGGCAAGGCAGCGAAAGTTTCTGGAATGCTCAAAAAGGGAATTGTATATCATGGAGGGGAGCTGGAACGCCTGCGACAAGCGTTATTTGGTATTCAGCAGCAAAAGGAAATGCTTCTCAATCGGGCTGATCCGAAGGAACCTGATCTGGATCTGCAACCAAATATGGAACTCGACTTGCAGATTAATTACTAAGGTTGTTCGAAAATTGAACAAGGACTTGGGTTATGAATACATATGAAGCATTGGTTCAGGTTAGGGAGATTCTTGGGGAAAGTATTGAGAGTCACTGGTCAGACAGATTGATTGTAAGCTGTTTGGCTCGAACTGCTATGCGATTTTATATGAAGATGAGTATGACTCGAGGTGACTGGTTCGTGAAACAGGCAAGTTTGAGTCCAAGTGCAGGAAGCGTTGCGCTGCCAAGTGACTGTGCAAAGCCGGTTTATCTTGAGGTGACAAGTACGAATTATCAGATTCCACTTAGGGCAACAGTAAGGGATCGGGAGAAGATACTTACGACCGGAGCTTCGCTGTCGGACTTTCCTGTTGAAGCTTATGTTATGGGAGATTATATTAAATTTAGTGACACAGCTTATGCAACGGCTTGTACACTTTGGTATGACAAAAGACTTGTGCGGCCAATAGCAGGGATTAGTACTGCGGGTGGAGCAACAAGTTTGACTCTTGAGAATAATATGGATCATTCGCCAGAAGATGATTATTACAATGGAATTATGATGGAAATTGGAGATGAGGATGGCGGCTGGGAACAGGCGGAAGTAAGTGATTACGATGCTACAACAAGAGTGTTGACACTGGCGACAGGTAGTTTTGGAGCAAGTTATAAGTATGGCTCGGTGCCGGATTTGCCGCAGGAAGCTTATGATGCTTGGATAGCCCGGAGTGCTTATATGGCATCAGTGAAGCCGGCCGGAGTGATTAAGATGGATTATGTGACATTGCTGAGAGATGATGCAAAGGAAGCAGAGAAGTTGCTATTTGAATGGATTAGTACAAGGATTAAGAATGTTAGTCGCATTGGAGGCGTACTGTGACTGGATTTAAGTTAACGCTGCCGTTTGAAGAGGAAGTTAAGAAAAGACTTGCAATGCTTGAAGCTGGCGTTGGCACGTTTATTAATGCTTCGGACGGAGGACCATATATTGATAGTACATATTTTTCAGTTTCTGGTAATATTGGGGCTGCATGGGAAAGCGTAGGGCCAACCGGCGGAGGAGCAGATAATACGTGGACAGCACTTGATTCGGTTCCAACAGACGTCGATTGGATTTTAGTTAAATTTTATGCTTACGCTTCTGATAATGATACCGACTCGAATTACTGTTTGACCTATGCAAGAAGACAAGGAAGCTCTTTGATTTTCGGTTTAACTACGATGGTAAATGCCCTAAGAGTTGGCGGACAAGCTGGCTTTGTACGTTATGTTGGAGATGTTTCCTTTGTTTATATTCCTGTAAATTCTGCTCAGTTTGATCTTTATTTTATAACTAATATGGATAATGAAACAGTTTATATTTATTTAGCTGGTTATGGTTATAATTCGTAGGAGAGATTATGTCCATTGTTAAAGAAAGAATGATTGGAAAGTATCTTCCATTTGAGCCTCTTTCAGCACTTCCTGAAGGAACGATAGTTGAAGGAAAAAATATGATGCGGCGAGGCCCGTTAGGTGGATGGACTCCAAGGAAGGGATATACTCTTTATAATACGACAGTTGCATCTGGGCAAGAAATACTCACGCTGCATAATTTTAAAGTCTCTTCTCGCAGCGAGTATTTTTTATTTGCTCAAAGAAATAGCGCTGGTTCGACTTATCTTTATAGGATGTCAAATATTACTCAAACGACGACACTTGGATCTTCGATTATTGAAGTAGGGAGTGATAAAGGATTCAGCTGTCACGTTGGAACCGAGTTTGTTTACTGTGACGACGCAAACTTGCCTTTTATTTGGGGAGGGACTGATCCGTTTGCAGATGGTGTGCTTTGTTATAATTCAACGAATGCAGGCTATGTGGATATAACTAATGATATTAAGTTAGCTTCAGGTCCGATTGCATTACAAATAGGTAATAGCAGTGGCGATACTTTTAAATATTACATAGGTGCTAAAGAACCGATAAAGGGAGTAAAGGTTACTATAGGTACTGCAAATAGTACAGGTTCAAGAACACTTACTGTAAAAGCATGGAGAAGCGGTAGCTGGGCTGCTGTTAGTAATCTCAGTGATGGAACAAGTAACTCAACGACACATGATCAAAGTGGAACAATTACTTGGGATGCCTCAACAGGCGACCAAATGACACCACTGCTTAATAGGCAGCTTTATTGGTATGAATTTAGTTTCAGCGGAGTTTTAAGTTCCTCGACTATTACGTCTGTGACTGTGATACGAGATATACATACACTTTCTAATAAATGGGACGGAGAATTTAGAATTCCTTTGAGTGTAATGTTTTATGATCAGTCTACTGGTGATACTGTAGAGGCATTGGGTTCTGTAACAGATGGATTGCAGACTACATATCTTGATATAAGTTCGATGACTATTTTTGATGGACTTTATATAAAAACACTTAGTCCGCCACTTGGCTTTGCTATTAAGTTTGTTGATAACTATTTTAATACGACAGCGAACGCAAGAATAGCTAATATTTATAGCTATGACCAAAGTGTTGGTTGGACAACGCAACCGTTTACAGATGGAACAAGAAGTGGTAATGATGGCTTTGTACAAGACGGAGTGATTTGGCGAACAATTACAGGTTATACGTCATTAACAACTCTTTTTGGTGATGATGTTCCTGGTTATTGGTATAAGATTATTGTGAATAACACACTTTCTTCTGATGTTAAAATAGGTGAAATAGCTTATGCTGCTGGGCCGTCTGAGTTAAGTTATTTTAGTGGCTGTGTGGAGCTCGCAGGAAAACTTGTTTTGTGGGGTGATGAGTTGTATCCAAATAGGCTTCTGTTGTCTGATCCAAATAAGCCTGACGTTTTTGCTAACATCGAGGAAAGATATAGTCCGCCATTTGGTGGAAGTGAGATTATTCGCTGTGTTGTAACTACGGGAGATTATCTTGTAGTTTTCAAGGAAACAGGTATTTATCTTTGGGACGGTGTTGCAGATAAGCCTTTAGTAATAAATAATACTATTGGTATTGGTGGACCGCATACTGCAAAGTTAATTACAAGTGGTGACAAGACATTAAAAGAAGATGAAGTTAGATCTATTGTTATGTTTCAAAATAAGGATGGGGTTTATAAGCTTTCTGTGAGTACTGATTCCTATCTTATTACAAAAGTAAGTGAACAGATTGCTGATTACTTTAAGCCTGCAAAGTCAGCTTATATTGGCGATAGTTATATCAATGATCTGTCTGCTGAATATGAGCCAGTTTCGGATACGTATAGATTATTTTTATCTGATAGGACACTGGTTTATAGCATAGGCACTGATGAATGGTATCCCTATTGGGATTATGCACTTGTTCCGACCTGTGGACTTAGTTGTGTTGGCCCGAGTGACGATAATATTTTACTTTACGGAACTGACGAAGGGCATATTTTAATAGCTGACGAAGTGACGACAGATAGAAGCACTTCAAATGCTGCTACGAAAATAGAGCATGAGATTAAAACTCGACCAATATTTTTATCCGAAGAAAATTTTAACGCAGTTACTGGAACACTTAGAGAAATTTGGACGGAAATGCTTGAGGACACTGGTGCTATAATAATAACTCTTTATACAAATAGAGAAACAACTGGATCAGAGTTGTCAACACCTTTAGCGCCAAGTCTTAGTAATTCGGATGTCTCAGTGATTATTCAGCGTTTTGATATGAGCTCAACAGAAATAAATTGTTTTCAACTTAAGTTTGCATCTTCAACTTTAAACCAGAAGATGGAGATTTATTCATTTGACTATCATTATGATCAATTGCTTACGTATGAATGAGGAGAATAATTATGCCTTATGACATGAGTCAGTTTATGCCAAGTAAGTCTGCTTACACTAATCCGGGAGAGTATGAAACAACTCAGCGTTCATTGGCCTATCAAAACGCAACTTATATGTCTAACATGGATGCGTTTTATAAAAAGCTGGAAGAAGATGCAAGGCAATTTGATCTTAGCTTAGATCTTAAGAGAGATGAATTCGGTCTTGAGCAAGAGAAATTAGCTTTTCAGGGGGAGAAACTTGCCGAGTCCACAAGACAATTTGATTTGGGCTATGACTTATCGCAAGATATTTTTGAGGAAAACCAAAAACAGTTTGACGTAAACACAGGACTTTCGGAACAAGAGCTTGATATAGCAGGTCGAATGGCAGATATTAGAGAACAAGAATCAATGTTAGATTACTATGCTCAAATTGCTGGAGGTGCAGATTTACTTCTCGGAGAGGATGGAATGATACTGGACATAGTTAAAGGTGTTCCAAAGCTTTGGGATGCGCTTTCTGGTCTTTGGGAAGGATGATTAGTGGATGTTCAAATTTCGAACAACAACTGGGGGTAAAATATGAGAGGCATGAGTGCGGTTAGCTTGGCAGGAGAAAGAAGAGGCTCTCCGTTGTTGGAGCTGGCACTGGCAAGACGAGAGGAAAAGAGACGAAGAGAGCTGGACTGGCAGGAGTATTTGAAACGCCAGGAGATGCAAAAGTCTATGCAGATGCAGCGGCAACAGTTTCAAGTGCAGCTGGGAACATTGAATATGCTGGCGGAAAGGATTCAGAACACAAATTCTCCGACAGAACGTCAGCTGATTATTAAGAATAATAAAGATTTTGTAAAACAAATGACTCGGCATCCACAGATGGGTCAACTGGCAAAGCAAATTGTTAGTATGAGTCAACTTAATCCGAGGAAGATTAGAGAACAAGAAGTAAGAAAGCAGCTTGGACCGAGACCTACGCCAAAGGCTTTTGATATTGAGCAAAAAAATTATGTTGGAATAGCTAAAGCACTGTGGTCTGGAGAAGACTATGATGCTAAGATTAATAAAATTTACGGAGTAGAGCATCAGTATCCTATGGAGATTCCGGTTGGAGATGATAGGGTTTCAATTAGAGATACTCAGGGAAATATTCAGGTGCTGACTATTGAGGAACGAGAGAAACAGCTTGATTTGACTGCTAAGAAAGTTAATATGACAGTAGGACAGCTAAGAGCCAGAGGTGGTTATGGTTTTCCATCTGTAAGTTGGTCAACTGAAAAAGACGCTAATGGAAATATTAATCATGTTATGACTACGATTGAACAAGATTTAGTTGGAAATAGGCCACTGAAAGTTAAAAGATCGGTACAAGGGAGGTCGATGGCAGCAAGAACTGGAGCTGGAGCTAGAAGCAAAGCTGTTGATAAGTTTCCGCAGGAATTAAATACAGCTTTTAATATGCTTGCGACAAAGTCGGTGCCTGAGGATAAGACAGACGCGGCAAGTATGTTTGCAAAAACAGCACAGAATCTTATGGACAACTCGGCTAATGAAGAAGACATGGAGAACAGGCTTACGAAACTAGTAGAAAGTCGATATCCTGCCTTGAGTGGGTATCTTGTAAGAGCTGTGCCTAATAAGGAAGAAATAACTTATGAAGAGCATGGATGGTTTAGTAGAAAATATGAAATGGCAGATGGCTCGTTTCTTGCGCTGATTAAAGGAAGGCAAGTTCCTGTGACAACTAAAGACAATAGAACTATTTGGCTGATTCAACAAGGGGAAAATAAGTATTTAGATAACAGTGGATATGGTGTTATGGCAGACTGGAGCAAGGATCGAAATGACCCAGACTTTTTAATTCCTGTAACACCGGACTTTATTATGAGTCATACGTATGATGAGATAATTGGAAAGCAAACAGTGGTACCGGGTAATATTGGAGAGGGAGCAGAGCATCCGATTAGTAAAGTAATCACAGATGCTTATAAGGGAGCTGGCAACTGGAATGAAAAACGAAAAGAAGCAGCTAAGAGAATTAAGAATAGGTAAAATATGAATAACTTTCCTTTAGCAAATAGAGCGGTTCCGACGCTGAGACTTGACCCAGAAGAGCAGGCAAGAACACCAATGCTGTCTGTGGTTAATCCTAATGTTAACTGGGATATGGGACAAGTTAGACAAATTCCCCAGCTTTCGACACTGGATCAAATTGGTTCGTTTGGGGTAAGTTTAGTTCCTTTTGCTAAGTACATGCTTCCGCAGGAACAAGAAGCTTGGCGGCAAATGAGTTCTGATGAAAAGATTAAGTCAATTGCCTGGGAAAGTTTCGCAGCTGCGACAGTTTTAGGCGGAGGGCTGTTGGTTAAGTATGGAGGCAAAGGACTTAATAAGCTGCAGCAGTTTGTGAGAAATAGAAGCCTGATGGAAATTGAGCCGGTAGAACAGGCACTGTCGAAACTGGGTTCGACCAAAGGCGTCTGGAGAAAATTTGATTATCAGATTAAGGCGGAGGAAATTCTAAGAGGAAGAAAGTTTAAAGCTGAAGAAGCTAATATAATTTCAAAAGTCTTGGCAGGACAAGACCCAGTACTGCTGAAGTCTTACGCCTGGGAAAACCAAGGGAACTTAAGCAAGTCTTGGCAAAAGGCGATTATAGGTGGAGGCGCAACGCCTTATGGAGGACCAAAGGTAGCTCAGGAGTTTATTAAAGAACTTGGACTGAGTAGAGAAAAGGTAAGATATATTCATTACAGGAAGCTGTATTTGGATAATCTGCGCGTTGTTGATCGTGGAATTAATGTGCCGAATCTTGACAAAATAGCCAAGTGGCACGTAGGTAAAGTCTTTGGAGAGGACGTAGCGAAGAACTTTAACATGGGAACAGCAACTGACGAGTTGATGAGTAATCTGCTAAGCTCAGTGTTTGAACGAGGAGGAAAAAAGGCGGTAAGCTCGTGGCATAAGTTGGCTCATAGTATGTATCGCATTCCTTATATTCATCCGTCGAGAGAAATTTATGGTGCTGGAGAAGCAACCTTGGGGACTAAAACGCATGTTTATGACAAGATTGCAGAGGCACTAGAACAGTCGAATATTTATCGAACTGATATGTTGAATAGTCTGATGCGGATGTTTGGAGAACGAGGATTTGGAGAGCTAACTGAAAAAGGTTTTAAAGCAAACAGGGCGATACTGAATGAGCAGAATCTGAAAGATGCTCACACGGTGTTGCAGAAAATTGATAGCATCTCAGAGAGCTATCGCAAAGGCGGAGCAGTTTCGGAGGCAGGAAGAAAATTGGTTGAGGAACTTGTTGCACAGACAAAAGAACGTACTCCGATAGTATCGCAGATTGTAAGTGCAATGAGGGATTATACAGACATATTGTATAAAGATCTGGCAAATAAGTTTCCCCTCGGACTGTTTAATAAAATAGACGAGCTTACGCCGGAAGGCAGAGCAGCAGTAGAAGGAATGGCTGAGAAGTGGGGAAGACTGTTAGATAAAGTTTTTCAAGACAGTGGAGGAAACACAGCTGAACGAATTAAAGAAGTAAAGAAAATGCTTGGGGAATACAGTGAGTTGCTCAAAGATCCAGAGAAAATATTTAAACTAAGAGGAAAACAATTAGAGGGCTTGGTTAATGAGCTGAAAGCCCGACTGACATATGCAGGCAAGCATCCAAGTTCAATGCCAGCGTATCTTGAAGGTTATATGCCTCGCGTAGCACAAAGAGGACTTTCTTATGAGAGTAGATGGCATACGACACTGACAGGGAAATCGACTGCAAGTTTTATGAAAGGCAGAACTCAAGATGTCAGCGGGCCACAGGTTAATTCACTTTTCGAGGCAATTGAACATCGAACAGCGGCACAGGCAAAGCAATTATTTTTCTATGACGAAGCAGATGAGGTAGTTAAGTTTGCAAGGAAGCTGCCAGATGACTGGAAGAAACAAGTAGATTTTACCTTAGGGCGAGTATTGAGTCGGCCAACAGAGTGGGACGCAAAGGTGGCAACCTCTGTTGAGGCCATGTTCGGAAAGCGGATGGACCCATATCGAGCAATGAATATAGCTCGCATGATAACTGGCATGGGTTATACAGGAATGCTGGGGCTAAGGCCTTTTACAGCGCTAAGGAATTTAACTCAGCCGCCTATATCAGTACCAGCGGAGTTAGGCGGAGGAATCAAGGACTTGGCAAGTTTAATCGCCGGCCTTGGCAAAGCAGCAACAAAGGAGCACAGGGAATATATTAAGTCTATCGGGGCGATAGCAGAGTTTCTGCCGGACCAGGAGGTAGGACCGATTCTGCCTCGGGTTGGAAAGTTTGCCAAGTTGAATGTGCTCAAAGATTTCACAATGAGTATGTTCAGGTTTTCTGACAGATTTAATCGTTATTGGTCTGGCGGTGCGGCTGTAGACAAGTGGGACAACGTGATGAATGTAATCGGGCCAGGGAATTTGAAAAAATTTGCTGACAAAGCAGGATTTAAAAATTTGCAGCCGTGGGTTAGAAAAGAAGTTGAACGGGCATTTGAGGCTGAGAATTATGACATGGCCAAAAAGCTTTATGTTCGCTCAGTCATTGATAATACTCAGTATCTTTACGGTGCGCTCGACATGCCACAGGCAATGGGAAGCGGAGGGGCCGAAAGGCTAGTTACAATGTTCAACTCCTGGTGGATGGCCTACGGCTCGAACCTGGGCCGTTGGTTTTTCACTGGTGATGCAGATGCCCGGCTCAAACGAGCACTTACGTTCATGGGTACTGGACTGCTTGCAGAACAAGCACTGGAGCTTTATGCTGGGCCAGGACCGGCACGACGAAGTATGTTCTTTGGTCCACTGCCTCTTGGTGATCTCGGAATGCCTCCGGCGATTAAGCCGGTGTGGCATCTGTTGGCAGCAGCGAAAGACTTTGGCGAAGGGGTAAGTTATAAAGACGGAGCTGCCAGGCAACAAGCCTACCGACAATTTCAAGAGTCAATGAAATCAGCTGCTCTATTTATTCCCGGCGGACTTGCTGCTCAGCAGTTTGCGAAACGCGGAGTGAGCGGAATGACTGGTTATAATCCAGAAGAATTCAAACCACTATTTGGGTGGCTCGGTCGTTAACTACGTTTGTTCGAAATTTGAACATCAACTGTCCGAATGCGGATGCTGATAACCAAGAGTAAACCCGTCGACAAAGTTCATGAGTTCTTGAATTGTAGTGAACTCACGACTTTTATCCTGTGATGCTCCCATGCCACTGATAAGAATTTTATCCTCCGCCTCGTTTGGTTCGATAGTAACTCCGATTGCTTCTGCCTGCGTTTTTGTCTCTGTGTAACGTGCGATAATTTTTGCAAAGTCCATGAGCATTCTCCTTAGTTTGAATTAATATTACCTACCTTTGTTCAAATTTCGAACATGCGCTATCGTGTTCCCTTCCAATAGATTTTCATTCGTTCTTGGCCAGACGAGGAGTAATTAACTTCGATCTCGATCTGGCCCATGTCTCGGAGACCATAGAGAGTCTCACGTAAATCCGAACGAGATGCATTGTGATAATTAAAGGTGAAGAGTTCACCGAAGGTGGTTTGACGGAGAACTCGGATTTGTCGTCGAACTTCGTCGGTGATAAGAGCTGTGTTGGATCGGCCATAGGCGCCGAAGGCTTTAGGGGCTTCGTCAAGGACGGTTTCGCAGAGGGAGATGGCCGTCATGAGATTTTTTTCGGTAATAAGAAGCTTGTTGGATTGGGCTACTGTTATGCCCATGGCAACTTTGATTGCGTGGATGTGAATACGAGCGAGGTAAGCATGAAGTCGTTCGTCGTGAGTTCGTTTGACCATGTCTTCGATTGAGGCATACCAGGACTCAAAGTGAGATTGAGCTTCTGGGGTCATATGGAATTCACCCTTGAGGGATTTGACAATGGCAAGGTCATGGACGAGGTCCTGGAACAAAGAAGAATTTGGAGTTGGAGGAATAGGAACGAATTTGTACTTTTCGTCTCCGAAGGAAACTATTATACGAGAAGTCCAACCGGAGCCAACTGCGGCGGCAGGGAGATTTTCTGCGATCCAGCCAGGAGTTGAGGCAAAAACTGCGTTAACGCAGGGACCGTAGACTATGTCTTTGCCTTTGTCAGAGGTGACATATTCCCAGACATCGTGGGAGTCAAAAAGGTCGGTTAGGACTTCGATCATCTCTTTGTTGTTGACTGCAAGGAAAGAACTTAGTTCCTTGGAGACGACGACAAGAGGCGCTTGGGAACAGTAATGATTTTGGCCTTCTGGGTCTTTGTATGAAAAACCAGAAGTCTGATTGATTTCGGCCAGGGCCTTGGTAAATGCTCGTTTGGTTGGAGAGTCCGCAAAAACGTGAGACTGGATTCCGTTGTCACTTAGGATCTTTTTGCAAAAACCGACTGGGGAGCCTTTGCGACAGCGACCCGGCGGAGCGACTATGAGAATATAAATATTAGGATAGATCGGATCGAAGCCGTAGTTGAACCAGCATTTACGTTCGAGAGCAGCGCAGAGACAGAAAATTCCGCTCCAGACCCAAAAGTTTCGAGGTGACTCGGATTCTTCAACATAAGTTAAAAGACTTTGGAGCCAATTTGAGGACTTGCGTGTTTCGGAAGTCATAAGGAGCCTTAGGAAAGATTCGGTTTGAATTCTTCGAGTTGTCCCCAGTTGAGTCCGGCTTTGGCTTCAGCTGGAATGACTAATGTACGGGAGTTAAGTTCGATTGGAATTTCAAGTTCTTCGCGAGTGTCAACAAGGCTTTGGCCAAGGAGATGCGGAGGGACTTGATAAATGACTTCGTCGTGAACATTGAGAAGAATGTCGAGATAGTGAGCACAACGAGTAAAGATATTTTGAATTGCTTCGGTGATAAGCTCGCCAACTGTCGACTGTGGTTTGAAGGCATAGGCTGCACGATAGAGATTTTCGTTGAATCTGCCATGGAAAAATCTCTTTCGACTGAATGGTGGAGGAGTGACGAGATAACGAGTGGCTTTGACTTCCTCACGAATACGCTGATGCCAGGCCTGAAGATAAGGATCGTTATCGACTGTGGCTTTTAGAATTTTACGACACTGGGCATAGGGAAGATGAAATCCCTGGAGATTGAGAATCATCATAAAGCGCATGGGTCCCATGCCATAGTTACCGGCGTGCTTGGCTGTCTTGCCGAGTGTCCGAAGGTCTTTCATGTTGATAAAGTCATGGATAAGAGGAACTTCGATTTCTTCATGTGGATCATAGGAGTGATTTATCCCGAAGATTTCTTTGGTTCGTTCCCAGTGTACGTCAATACTTCCGTCGAGGAAGAGTTCCATAGTTCGCATATCTTCTGCATCCCAAACGACAAATCGAGCTTCAGCTTGTGAGAGATCTCGAGCGACCATAAGCATTCGGCCATTGACTGGAGTAACAGCTCCATTTGTGACTTTGGTAACGTGATCAAGAACTTTTGGCCATTCGGAGTCTGAATAAGCTGGCATATCATCAGTAATAAAGAGTTCGCGAATGGCTCGGCCTTCAGGTGTTCGACCTGGAATGTTTTGTAAGTTGCCTCCACTACCGAACGGGGACTCGGAGGAATTGAGCCTCCACGTAGAGACGAAGCCATAGGACGTGTGAATACGGTCATCGCAGTCGACTTTCATCTTAGTATATTGAGAAACAAGTTTGGAAAACTTTTTGAACTCGACAATGTGATTTATGACAGGTTCATTTGGATACAGCCGCCGAAGGTTATTAAGTGCATTTTTGTCAGCTGTGAGTGTGCGAGCACGATTTCGTTTTCGCTGTTCTTTGAACTGATGTTTGTAGTATAATAGTTGAGTAAGTTGTTTTGGAGAATTAGGGTTGATTGGTTCTCCTTCGATTTCTGAGATTTGATTTTTGTGGAATTCGACTTGGCGAGCATAGTCTTCTCCAAGGCGTTCTTTCTTACTGAGGTCACATTTGACTCCTTTGATTATCATAGCAAAAAGCGAGGGGAGATATGACATTGATCTGCGGTAGCCAGACCATGTGTCCATCTCACGGGCTTGTTTGGCCAAAGCTGGGAAGCATTCACGAGTTACGCAGCAATCTTTACCGTTGTAGATAAACTCGGCATTGTCGTCTGTTCGTCTGCCGTAGTTAATCTTGCCCTCATCTTTATAATAAGGCTCCCAGGTGTACATCGAAGTAAGAACATGAAGGCCTTTCATGAGCTGAGGAAATGCCGAATGGAAGCACCACATGGTGTCTTCGTAAGTGCCATCGGCGACTCGGAGACCATAATAACGGCCAAGGACACTTAGATCATAGTTACCGTATTGAAATATCTTCTTGGCAGGACAGAGAAAGTATTCAGAAATCAGCTTAAGAAGCAAAGCTTCCTGTGGTAAGGTCCATGCGAAACGCTGGCGGTAGATAAATGGAACTATGAAAGCATAACTTGGTTTGAGTCCGAAGCCGATGCACCAGAGAATTGGTCCTTCTGGACCAAATGGAATAGTTTCAATGTCGATAGCACAGTCAATACGGCTTTCTTTGATATATCGAAGTTTATTGCATAGCTCCTCAAACGAAAGAGAAATGTCAAATTGACGCTTAGGAGGTTCGAATTCCGGAAACTCGGATTGAATAACACATCGTTCAAGATCATTGATGAAAAGGGGAAGAGCATTTCGAGCTTGATCTTTTTTGTGTCCTTGGAGTTCTTCTTCTGGTTCATTAATAAGCCTCATAACGGCGCTGGGATGAAGGGAACAATAAACTTTATAATTGGGACTAAGCGTGCAAGGTAATATGCTTCCGCGCCAGCGCCAAACGCGCTTCTTGCCAGTAAGGGCATAAATTGCATGCTTGCCAAGGGCAACAAGAAGATTAGGTCTTGGCTTAAGATTGTCAAGCCACCACTTAAGATTGTCGATATGTTCCTGGCCCTCCCAAGTGTAAACAAACTTAGACCGAGGGCCAAATGTCTTATTTTCATAGAAATAAGTTATGTCATTGGCCGGAGGCCGCTGGTTAAAGACGTTATTTAGAAGGACCAGAGAACGAGTTATGCCAACTTGTCGAAAGACATTATTGAGAAATTGTCCGGCGGAGCCAACAAAAGGTTCTCCCGAAAGGTCTTCTTCTTCGCCAGGGGCTTCGCCAATGAAACAAAGCTTGGCGTCGAGTGGACCACAAGGTGGAACAATGGTTGAGGTGAGACGTTCAGGCATTAGTTACCTCCACAATTTCGAGAAGCATATCGTAGTCCAAGAAATGATTTTTCATCTCCTCAATGTGATCTGGAAACGTATCGAAGTCATCAAGAAGACCTGTTTGTTTAAGTGCGAGAAGCCAATGACTGTCTCTTTTAAGATAAATTTCTATTTCATTGTCGAGTAAATTTGCACAAGCTATAGCGAAAAGTTTCATAATTCCTCCGTGTGTTCGAAAAATGAACAAAGGCTATTGATTTTCCCCTTTCGAGTAAGCCATCATCTCATCGTGGAGTTCAGGATGAGCTGTCCAGATTTTCATCCACTGGGGCGAACCGGGAGTAACCGAGTGATAATCGGCTGATTCGTCGAGTTCAACTGGCTCGGAGCAGATGCTGTCGTAGCCTTTGAGGAGATTAGTACGAGTGAGGTCACAAAAGTCTGGGTCGATTTCACAGACGTCGTAGGAAAAACCAAAGTCTTTTTGATGTGCTTCGCAGGCAACGGCGGTCATACCGGAGCCGCACATGGGGTCAAGGACTCGATTGCCAGGGAAGCCACTACGACGGAGAAGTTCAAACGGGAGCTTGGGATGCATAGCCGAGGGATGAATGGATTTGAGCTTAGGAGAAGGCACTGGAGTTTCAATTAAATTAGGTGCGCCTTGGATAGAAAGGTCCTTGGAGCCTTTGTGAGCGAAAGCTATGGGTTCGTATGAACGTCCTGGCCACAGGTGAGGCTGTCGTGTGCGATGTGCTCCACGTTTATGCCAGATGATAGGAATTCCCTCAACGCGGAATCCTGCTCTGGTGAGAGAGGAATAGACAAAGTCTGAATGTATGATGCCAAATTTAAGGTAAAGGTGAGAGTTTGCGGACATAGACTGATAGATAAGTTCAAGCCATCTTGGCAAATCGCTAAAGAATTTTTCTGCCGAGTCGTCATAAGGTTTCCTCGATCCGTCGAGTTGGAAGTTAGTATTAAAGTTGACTCCCCAAGGAGGGTCGAAAAAGACTATGTCATAGATTTCGTGTCGCTCGGCAAGGAATTCTTCCATAGGGACTTGATGAATATGCTTGTTGAATTCGTCGAGAGCAGCAGAGGCGGCTTCGGCAAGAGAAGGAGTAGCTGTAGCTGTAGCCGCAGGCGCTGCAGGCGCCACAGACTTTTGCTTTTGTGCAATCTGTTCAAGTTTCTTATGTTGAATAACAGTTTGCTCGTGACGCTTAATAATCTTTTTGGCTTCGCTTCGAGTTTTGGCACCGGCAACCTCAGGGATCTTTTCTGCCCACTGAGTGATTTTAATATCATCTGCTAATGTGCCGAGGGCAACGTGCATTTCGGAAGCGGATTTGCGCATATTCCAGCGGTCTGAAGAACCTCGAACCTGGGAACCCTTAGTTTGCTCGTAAAGTTTGTGAAGCTCAGCTCGAGCCTGGGACTCTTCGAGAAAAGTCAGGTTTTCACGGCAGACGTTTTCTTCGAGTTCAATTTGATGAAGAAGCCTCGGGTCGGAAATATTTTCTTTGAGAATGTATTGATAGGGAATTTTGAGTTGGCGACAGGCAAGCAAGCGCCGGTGACCTACGATGAGAACTACGTTGTCATCTTCGAGACGACATACGCCCGGCTGTTGCTGGCCGATTTGCTCAACAGAAGTGGCAAGGACATTGACTTTGCTAATGTCGATTTTTTGTCGCTGGCGTTTGGGCGGAATAACAATCTCGTTTGGGTCGATCTCATAGACTGTGTCGCATGAGACTAAATTGCAATCTGACAATGTTAGGCTCCTTTCGAAGATTTAAGAACTGCAATAGTTTTTTCAATGTCTTCGACTGAAAGTCCAAGGGCTTTTGCTTTAGCAAGAAGAGCTTTGCCACGGCAGGGCGCGGACGTTTTCTTGGCCTTCGGTGCCTTTTGCTTGACCTGGTTTTCATTTCGATACCAGACGAATGTCCTTCGAACTCGGTCACGCTCGGCAGCAAGTTTAGCAAGAAGCTCCTCATTCGGTAGTTCCGACGGCGCTGGACCAATGATTAGACTAAGATTCTGGAATGACAACTTTGTTCTCCTTTAATTGGCGCGAAGGGAAATTTGACTTAACTTGGTTCCCTTCGCACCAGTTTATGTTCAAATTTCGAACATGATGAGAAGGTTATTCCACGGGTCTGGGCGGTTCGTTCATCGAGATGTTGTTACGATTTTGCTTGAAGTAATCGTCATACGCTGACTCGATGTAGAAATAAGCCGACTGACCGGGCTGGAATTCGATTTCGGCAGAGGCCGGATTGTATTCGTCTCCCCAGAAGGCACTCATATGTGCTGCGATGCGTTCCATCTTGGAGTCAATTTCGAGTTGGCCCAGAGGCGTCGAACGCTCGTTGTCACGGCTATGAGGAAGCGGAAGGTAAACCTGGAATGCTCTGCCGTCGATTAGAGGATCACCAGGAGCGACAACGCGGAGCGGAAGCATGATGTTGAGGCTGGGATATTTTCCCATATCGTTGCGGAAATTTTCTTCGTTGGCCTGGGCCAGGGCTTCTTGCATGGCCTCGACATCGTTCATTTTGAGGCCATTGGCCTTGGCATAGTCACGAAGAACTTTGTTCGCTCGAATGGGCGGCTCCTTTGCAATTCTCAATTCATACCAATCTTCGGGGAGAAGTTGAGCTTCCTGGATTTCATTGAGAGTTTTCGGTGCTTGAAATTTCATAATAATTCCTTTCGATTTGAGTCGGATCGACTCGGTTCAATGTGAGTGAAATTTTGAGTGAAATTTTGAGTTTACTTGTTCTTACGCTATGGCCAAGAAATTAGGATTAATTATCACCTCCTTTCGAGTACTTTGGCAAAGCCACAGGGAGATTGACCCAAGGTCACGTCAAGCGGTGACTGCCAAAGAGAGTTCTGTTTGTTAATGGTTGAACCGAAGATACGTTTTTGACCAGAACCTTCGGTTTTCCAGACGTAGCGAGTTGGTTCGCCTGCTTTGGCGACTTTGTCTGTCTCGTAGACTTCGTCGAACCAACTGGCAATTTTAGTGCGAAGATTACCGAAGACAATGGGGAAGTAATAAAAACGACCCGAGGTCTTGTCTTCGCGGAGTTCTGTGTGACCACAGACAACGATATGACAAGGAAGCGGAAGGAGAATGGAATAAATAAGTTGTTGAATAAGAAACATCTGAGGGACGTAATGATGCTCGGCAGGGGCGCCTGCGAGGCCAGAGGACATAGCGGAGCCATCGCCTTTGTTTAAATTGAGAACATTGTTCATAGCAAAATCGTTGGCTGCGCTAAGATCGTCGAGCATTATGGCGTCGTAAGGAAATGGTTCGGGGGAATCTTTGAGTGCCCAAAGCTCGTTGAGCAAAGTCCAAAGATCGTCCCAAGCGTGAGGAGTGACGCCGTAGTTTTCATTGCCGCTTTTAGGGTCACGTTTCTTTTTGGGCTGGTCTTCATGGAGAGTAATAATTTGACAGTTGGATGTACCACGAAGAGCAGGAGCGGTACGAGTTGTTAAGGCAATAGCAAGTTTATTGCCAGGCATAGTACCGAAGGCTGTGGTTTTACCTGTCTTGGACTGACCGAGGAGAAGAAAACTATAATGTTCCTTGGTCGCAGACTCGGCAGAAGTGGCCAAGGCGAGAATACTTTTTGTCGGTTCTGAAGGAGACGTTGGTCTTCCTTTCGGGGGCGGAGGCTTAGGCATGAGGGTTCCTTTCTGTGCATGTTCGAAAAATGAACATGGGGAGATGAATTATGATTCTGATTGACGCTTCCAAGGCTCCCAAGGAATGTCGGATTCGACTATGCCGAGGAAATTTCGAGCATCGACTTCGTCATGTTTAATAGGTGTTTGGCAAATGCCTCGGAAGAGACAAGGACTTTTGCCTGGGCCTCCGGCGCACATTGCAGGATCTGTGACACCAAGTTTGGGCCAGTAGTTGTCAGTCCAATAGTCACGGAAAAGATTAAGCTGATGGAACAAGTCACGCTGAAACTCGTCGAGATGATACGGAAGGACTCGAATGTGCTCACGGGCGAATTCTGGGGTTGTCCAACGGCTCGTGGGAGTCTTTTTGGGCTTGGCTATCATGTTGACAACAGCTCCGTAGACAGAGGCTGGGTCGAGAATCTGATGGAGATACCAGACATAACCGAGAACCTGGGAAGCAAAGTGCCATTGTTGGCGATAGTTGGCAGTGATATAACTTCCGGTAGTTTTATGTTCAAGGACCATGTGGCCTTTGCCTGGCCAGTTAACATATCCGTCCATAGCACCGGCGTATTCCCAGTCGGAAGAAATCGGATAGATAAATCCGGCTTCATCTCCGTGAGGGACAAATTCCCATTCTTCGAAAGGATTTTCTTCGAAATAACGAGTGAGCTTGGCAATGAGATTATCTCGAGTGTCATTGGCCCTGTCGACTCCGCCTTCGTCCTCCCAGAGGATCAGACCTGCGGCTATGGCGTTGCGCTGGCGTTCGAGAGGATCGGTGATGTCTACTGTGTACCATTCGCGCAGGGCTTGATGAAAGGCTCTGCCCCAGATGAAATATGACGGAACAGCTCCGGGAGGATAGTCAAACCTGCGAAGAAAATAATAAAGCTTGCGTGGGCATTGGCCAAGCATACAACGCATCGTGTTATCGAAGATGCGGGGCATGCCACTTGCGTAAAGTTGTTTATGATTCATAGCGATTCGGTTCCTTTCCAAGTTGGTGTTCAATTTTCGAACACGGTGAGTGGAAGGGTTGGTAGCGCTTGTTTCCAACCCTTCCTGTCCCATCAGATGTCAATTCGACCGATGTGCTTCGTTAGGCATCACCTCCTCGGAGTTATGGGTTATTAACATTACTTAATATTTGTATAAACTCTCCGTTTATAAGAACATGTCCAGCGAAAATATGATTCAGTGTATCTTTAATTGAAGTTAATTCTTGTTCTATTTTATCAAGGCGGTCATGGATTGGGTCAGTTTTTGAAAATCTTTCTTTTACGAGTTGTTCCATTGGCATAACTTTCATGCTGATGTCTGGATTTTTAGTTTGCATTTCAGCAACAAGTTCTTTCATACGTTCTATATTTTCTTCGGTCATATTTTCTATAATTGCCATTTTTCCATCTCTAATAATTGTTTTTAATTTAAGTGGACGTATTAGGACTCCTATCTACGATTTTAATCGCAGTTGTACAGATGGGTAAATTGTTTACTGTTCGGATTGGTTCGTGCTTGACGATTAGGGTTTGACCAATGAGATTGTTACGTTGAGGCCAGAGGGCAAAGCGCTGAGCTTTGGTGAAAACCGGACCTGTGCCTACCCAGAAGACGCCAGAGCCATCAGGAGAGCTTACGCGAAGCGCGCCGAGGGCATTGGCATATTGCCCTGTGCCTTCTTTGTAATTGACTATGAGATATTCGTCACGCTCTGTTGGTTTGAATTTGAGAAGGCAAGATGGACGTTTGGCCTGAGTGAGAGGGTTAAGTGGAGAATAAGAGCCGGCGTCTTTGCGAAGAATTATGCCTTCGTAGCCCTGGGCAAGATAGTCTTGAGCTTGGGATTGCCACAGGGAAGTAGAAATGGCCTCATAGGGAACCTTTTTAATAGAAGAAGTTGATAAGACACTGGCTAATGCTTGGTCAAGTTCCATAAGACGTGCCCACTGTGGCTCAGGGGAGATTACATCGAAGATATGGAATTGAATCGCAGATGAGTCTGGATGAGCATTGGCTGTGCGATTGAGAATACCATTGAGACGTTCTTGGGTGAACTCGGGAGAATGAACATAAAGTTCGCCATCGTAACGAAGAGGAGGCAAGGTGCGAAGATCTTCGATTATGTGACCAAGGAAGGAGAAGGGGATACCATAGGAAGATACAAGAACCGGCTCCCCTTCTGTGGGGTAGGATACGTGAGCTCGCTGGCCGCGAAGCTTCGGCTGGGCAAAGCAATAAGGTCCAAGCTGTGTGATGAGCTTTGGAGTTACCGGTTTAGCTTTCATTATGCCGACTTGAGTTGGGCGGACTGAAGTCATGAGAAGGCTCCTTTTAATAATTCTTCGAGTTCATTTAGTGCTTTCGTAGGATCGTAATTTGACGACTTTGGACACATAGAGCAGATAAAAGTGGACCAATGGTTATCTGCTGCGTAAGCAAGGCAACGACTGTAATTGGGACAGGTGAATTCACGCTCGGAATCGACGTCTTCGTAGTCAAGAATCATGCCCTTGACTTCTGTGGGATTTGCGTCTGGCGGAAGACTGATGCCGAGTGCTTCGCTTTTGCAGGTTATGTTATGAAAACGATTAGCTGGTCGCATAGGAATTAGTGATTAGGGATTAATGATTAGGGCCTTGGGCCTTGGGCCTCGGGCCTATTGCCTTGATCTCCAGTATTCCAAATGACTCAGCCGGAGGCCTCGGTCGGATTCGTGCTTCTCGGCAAGACGAATGGCTTCGGATTCGGTTTCGACTTCGAGAAGATGTCTTTTGAAAAACTCTGCCGAAGGGTCAACTGACGCTGTGACGATTGGCGCGTCGATTGATCTGCGACGGAGAATAAGCCGTGTTGGGCTAAGTTGTTTGAGCACGAAAAGTGATTTGAGATTGCTGTGCATAGGACTTAAATATGCATAAATGAGATGTCGAAGTTCGCTGACAAGTGCGACCGACTGATGTTTGATTTCAATTTCTTCTGAGCCTGAGTCAATCTGACTTATAATTGGACTCAGAAGGGCCTGTTGTCGCTCGGAAAATTGGGTAGGATAGGTCATGATTGAGGCTCCTTATAAAATTTATAATCTTTACAGGTTTGTGCGGACATTAACTTGATCATTCTTGAGACCCAATGGCTGTCGTCAAGATATTTGTTCCAGTGCAATTTTATGCAGCCTTCACTTGCTGGATCAGGGCCTGTCCAAGAAGAATAAGGAGTTTGATCTAAACTCATCTCGTAATATCTACATGAGATACAAGTTATCGGAATCTCGACTATTTTTTCGTTTTCTTTGATTGTCATAGTTTTCATAACGTGACATGTTCCTTTCATTTTCTATGGACCAATCATATCATGGAACAATGGAAATGTCAAATTTTCGAGGAATTAACTTTGCCGGTAGGCAAGGTCATATTTAACCTCAGAATTTTCTCCAAAGGATTTCCAATCGCTGGAAATGTGCCATGAGCTCTGCGGAACAGCTGAAATGATGGCTAATACCGTAAGTCATACTTGGCACGTTGAACCATAGACGAATAAATGGGTTGTCCCAGCGCCAAGAATGGGCATTAGGCTCAATGCTTGTGTCCCAGCCGGTAAGATTTTCGTATTCTTTAGCTAAGCTTGAAATTACCATGAGACTACGGTCGATAGAACTTCGAGATGATAACATAATTTGGTCTCCCTTAGGCGATGAAATCATCACCTGGTTTAATTAACACAACAGGATAATAACCGCATTTAGGACAGCGTTCATCATATTTTCCACTTGATGGATAATCATACCTTGGTTTAGTGATGTCTCGTGATTCAGGCCAATTAGACATTATTCCTTGTTTTTCAAGCTCGGTTATGCCTGTATCACATTCGCAGATAACTGTTCGTCCTTTGTATCTTTTCATTTTTAATCTCCCTTTGTTCGAAAAATGAACATGGACTATATAAATTCCATTAAGTAATCTGGTTCGAGGCCGAAGTGACTTTTGACAAGCTGTTCGGCTTCCATAAGAGTACAATCTGGATCGTCGAGCAGGTTGTTGAGATCTGCGATGAAATCTTCGATGACGGCGTCTGCGTCAGAGGAAGACAGATTGTCTCGTTGCATGAGGATTTGTTTTACTGATTCTGTAGTCATGATTACTTGTCTCCTTTGAATTTTACGATGACTAGTTTTTCTTGCCAGCTTCCATATCTGATCTCAGCGGATGTATAACCTGCCTTAATGAGATCATTTTTATTGCAGGGCTTGCCGCACTCAGGACAAATGTGCGTGGGTGAGTAAGATGCCATAATTTGGCTCCTTTCGTACCATCCTTTCGTTTATATAAATATTTATTTTTTTTATTCTTGATCCTCCAAGTACCATTTGGCAAAGCGTTTAAATATTGTCATTGGCAGTCGAATCCGATAGTGTGGATACACTTCAATAATGACCCCCATTGGTTTTACTGTGATGCTGTATTCATTGAAACTAATCCCTTGGTGATTTAACTTTTTTGCCTCATACATATCTTTGCAATTACAAGGTCGCATTTTCCCTCCAATAAAACTATGTTAAGAAAATAGACTGCTTCCGGTTGTCACAATATTCCATGCATCAGCAAGTGCGATGGCCCAAAGAATAGCTGCGCCAGACCAAAACCAATCCCAAAGAATTTGTTTGACCATTCCCGCTTGTCTGTTTTTCCTTTGGTTTCGTAGAAGATACAAAGATCGACCAAGATAGTATGTCCCTTCTGTAGTCATGATTATTTGTCTCCTTTTGGGGTGACCTCGTAAAAGACACCGAGGCTCTTTAAATTACGATTAATGCCAAGTGTTTGTTCGTTTAGCAGATGAAGTTCTTGATTGATTAGGGTTATGTTTTCTCGCTGTTTTTCAAGTTGTTCTTTGAGAAACACGTTTTGCCACAAGAGCACAGCGATAGTTATAATTATTAATGCGAATTCCAGAGGCCTCATTATTATTCTCCCTTTAGTTTCCCTTGTCGTTGGCGCGCTTGCTCATTGATAGCGAAGCAATACGATGTTCTTTACAAGCGCTAACATCAAGTGTTTCTCCGATGGTATGGAAGACCTTGACACTGGTACTTGGTCCACGCCGCCGAGGCTTTGGCGTACGCAGAACCTTTATTTCTATTCCGAGTTCTTCGTCGATATACTTGGTTTCAATTACTTGTTTTGCCATTAGTCATTCTCCTTTCCACAGTTTGGGCAGCGGGCTGCCGCCAAAGTTTTCCCACAGGCGAGGTCATATTCGACCTCAGCCGGGAAAAAGAAACTTGGGAGATCTTCGATGCAACTTCGGCAGACATATTCTGCCTTCGGCTCCCAAGGATCCGCCGAGGGAAATCGAATTTCGTAAAGAGTTATCATAATTCTGCCTCTTTGACTTTTCGTTTTGCTATTTCAAATGCGTTCAAATCTCTGTCGTTATAATAACAACAGGGGCAACGATAATTATTACCTGAGAAAAAATATTCTATTGACTCCATGACCGTGGCGCAGGATTTACAATGCCTAGGTTTAATTATAGAATTATCCCAAGGATATAACTTATCCTTTGTCCAGGGACAATAACCACCATCTGTAAGTCTTCCTCTAACTTCGAGCATTTGTTTGATTCTCAGCAGTGTTGCTTTGTGTGTAATTGCCATAATTCTGCCTCCTTAAGGTAATTTCCACAATCTGTATTTTCCAACACTTGCCTCAAGGCACGATTGCCTTGACAGCTGGGTTGAAAACAGGTCTAATTTCCATCCACTGCGAGCACGAGCACGCAGCGCTCGACGAATGACATAATTTGACTCACGACTGATTACTCGGCGTAACCTATGGTCTATGCGTCGATCGGGAACAAAACTGAATGTTGGCAATTGCTGGTTGAGAAACTCAATCATTCTGGGTTTGTAAAAGTTTTCCAGTACTTGTTCATAACAGTCGTCAAAGGTTGTTACTTTGCTCATCTTATGAGTCCCTCCTCTCCTGTTTGAGTTTGGCTTACGTTAGCTTCGGTTGTTCATTTTTCGAACACAATCTGGGTTAAATTTGCCATTGTCTGAAGATTAAACAAACATAACCGAGATATGACACCAAGGTTCTCGCGTCGTCAAAGTAAAGTATGTTGTTCTGATATTGACTTGGTGTTGGCTCCCAGTAACCTTCGTTCAATCCCCAGGAAATTAATACCAATTTATAAATTGGTGTCTTGTGCTTGGCAATGTAAATTAACGAGAGTTCATACCAACGAAGCGTTGTTGTGTGAACCTCATTTAATAATTCTATTATTCCGTTTTCGCCAGCATGAAGATTAACTGTCAAATGTCCGTTACGTTTGCTTGGTAATTCATAACTTTGCTCGTTATAATCTAATGACTTTTTGATTTTAATCATTTTGGCTCCTTTAAATTTTAATTCCTCGCCTGGCGGCTTCCGCCTCGAGTTGTTCGAGGGAATACTGAGATGTGAGCTTGCTCACTTCGTCGGCTTTGGCCTTGGCCTCGAACAGTTCTCTGTCGAGTGCCTCGTATGCTTGGCGCATCGCAGCGACGTAAGTCTTCTGGGCTTCGTATTCTTGATACAGATTGAAAAGTTTGACTTTCTGGGTTTTTAATTGCAAATACAACTGGTGCTTTTTGTCAAGTAATTCGGCTACGCTTGGCATGATTGCCTCCTTGGCTTTCGTTTGGTCATGTTGGCCCGATTGCATAATTGCATAATTGCATAATTCCATCGGTGTGTCAACTTTTCGAGGAATTAACATTGTGCCCTCGTGATGTTCGAAATATGAACATGGACTCGTGATGTTTTCATTCCGAGGTCTTACGCTATTGTCACTGGCCGTGGGCGGATGCCGATTGAGTTATAATGTGAGCTGCTTTGCGCTTTGCGCTTCAGTTGTGCCTGTCGGCGCACTCATGTTGCCATGTTATATGGTCCAGATGGTATATCAGCCAATCTGAATAAAAGTCTTCTTCTTCGTCTGCGCCTCTGTCCAGCCAGGCGTCTTGTTGTCTTTCCATCAGACGTTGCGCCCGTTGCGCGAGCATACGCCGTTTTTGTGTTTCGTTTAACATTGTTCTTCTCCTTTCATAGTTGTTGTTTGTTGCCAACGGGCCTACTCTACCATTCAATTATTCGATTATTCCGTCCGGCGTTGCCGCCGCCCGGCCGCCCGGCCTCCTACCAACTGTAGAGTAGGTCCCTCCCCGGTGGCCGTCCGGCGTGAACATTTGGAGTTGGTTTTAGTTCGGTTGCGCCTTTTGGCGGTTGCGCTTCAGTTGCGCTTCGCGCCTGTGGTCTTGTTCTTTTGTAGTTAAAAAGAAAAAAAAAAAAAAAACTCCTTTTTTACAGATCTCCAGACCAACCGCCACAGAAATCCAGACCAACCTTTAAATCAGCCTGCCGATGTTCATTCCGACCGACCGCGCCGGTCGCGACTACTCTACAGTTGGTAGGAATCGAAATTGAATCGTGGAATCGACGCGTAGAGCATTGCTGCAAAATAAATGCCGCAGGCAGGGCCTTCGGCACAGCTGTCAGATTCTTATGAAAGGCCAGGAACGAAAGTTTATGTTAACTCAATTTGTTCGAAAATTGAACATGCTCTGGCGGTTATTCCAGCCCCATTTCGGCGCGTTTGGCGGCCACGGCAGCCTTGAAGATTTCTTCGGCAGTCATGCCGAGTTCGGCTGCCTGCTTTTCCATTTCGGACAGCTTCTTGGCTTTCACCTTTTGGGTTGTTCCTCCCCCGCCAGTGGCCTTGCGGCCGACGGCGTAGTCATTGTAAACCTGCTGGGCGGCCGCCTGGGCGGCTTCGTAGTCACCATCAGCATACGGTTTCATAACGGAATCGAAATCGCTCACAGAACAACCGTACATACAGGTTTTGATTCCTCTTTCGATCAGTGTGAGCCAATCCATTTCTGGTCCCAGTTGCTCCCGCAGTTCGTCATTCAACGCCTCGGCGCATTCCTCAGGGATCTGAGGTAGGCGGACCCAGAGCTCGAACTTGAATCCGTCATAGGCTTCACCGTCGATTTCAATCGGCGTTAGCGTGCTCATGTTTCCATCCGCCTTTTTGCCGAACGAAAGGCTTTGGACACAGTAGCCTTTTTCGCCACGACTGGCAAACGGGTTGTCAACAGGTGCAGGGAAAGTGTAAATCTTACGGGTCTTGTTTTCGGCCATAACTGTCTCCTTTATAATCGGAAGATTCCTGGCCTTACACAAGAACCTGACATTCGCATTGGCAATTAGGGCTTGTCCCCGTTTCGGCTTGCGCCTATTACCAATTTCGGTTTTTCAAAGATCACTTTTGCGGGCATGGCCCTTGGTTAATGTGTTCCGGTTTCCCCCCGGTTGGTTGACAATTAGTGATGCACCACCCATGCCAAAATGATAATAAATTTATAACCAGCCGGAATGATTAACAATAATAATTTGTCGGGCCGGTTGGCCCTCCATTATAATTCCATTTTCCAATTATAATTGTTCAATATCTTGAACACAAACCACAACCCATTGAAATCATTACCATTCCAAGGTTCATTATCATAAACCTCGGTTCACAACGCTGAATTTGCACTTTTGTGCACAGTCGATGGGGGGTTTTACTTGTCGGCCGGCGGTAAAAAGCCCCCAAAATGAGCTACGAAAATTTTGAACCTTTTAACTAGAGAAATAATATTAGCAGCCGGGGCGCCGGAGCCGGACGGCGGGCTTTAGCCCGACGGACGGAACAGGGGGCCAAAGGCCAAAGGCCAGAGGATGTGTCGGGAGGCCAAAAGGCCGGAGGCATTAAATGACCAGAAGGTGTGAGGTGATATGACCAGAAGGTGTTCGAAAAATGAACACCGGGAGACCAAAAAGGCAATATGACTCGGGATGTTCAAATATTGAACACCGAAAGGCCGAAATAATTTCAATTCTGTATTCGGATGTCAAGGATTCAAGGAATTATTTTATTGACCCATCGGGGAAAAGGTAGTATGCTTAGGATAATCAAAGATTTAATTTTGACGTAGGCAACGAGGAACCGCAGGCGCGCAGCGGAAACCGGAAGGTAACTTATTATTCCTCGTAACAGCACGAAGGGCAGTTCGGTCTGGGCAACCGAATTGTCTTTCGGCTGGGCCAACAGGCGCCAAGGGCAAGGCCCAAATTAAAAGGTAAACATTATGGACCCAGTTTCTTATGACCTGTTAAGTGACACGATTCCGGACAATGTTTGGGGAACTCTCGGAGGGATGCTTGCGCAAAGCGGAGCAAGGGATATTGATCCAATAGGATTAGTTAATGCGACTCCACGCTCGGACAAGGCCGATAAGTTATACAGAATGGCTATGCAAGAGAAGCAGAAAAGTCCATTAGAACAACTTATTGATCATATGATCGGTGGACAGCCTGCGGATGTGTCATCCCTGCTTGCAACAGGGCAGCTCGAAGATGTGACAGTTAATGCCGGAATGGGCTTGGCTTATGCTGCGATGAGCGGAAACACACATGCGTCGCAGTTAATTAAGTCCATGGGAATTGACGAAGCAACGAAAGCAGTTGTTGCTGCTAATGCTCTCGGAGAAACAGAACTGAGCATCTCGGCGGCACAGACCTTCGCGCAGCTGGATCAAGTTGAGCAAGCTTCGCTAATGACAACAGCCCAAGACGCGGGTGTTATTGATTCTTTTAGTTATTTAAAGGGTCTCGGCAGTGACACACTTCATGCGTTAGGACAGTCTTTGCCAGCTGTTGGAAATGTTCTTGCCACTGCTTATACGATAGGCGGAGGAAAATTCCAGCCTGGCTCATCTTTTGGAACTGTCGCTGGTTATATGCTCGGCGGTCCTTTCGGTGGAATGTTAGGAGGCGCAGCGGGAAGCCTGTTAGAAGAACCAATGGACTGGCTTATTGATAAGAACGTAGAGCTTGCAGAGGGGCTTTGGGATATAACAGAAGATGCCGCAGAGTGGGTATGGGATACTACAGGTGATATTTTCGAGGGCATAGGCGATGCATTTGAGGACATAGGAAGTGCAATAGGAGACGCAGCAGAAGATGTTTGGGATGAAATAACAAGCTGGTTTTAACCAATAGGAATACTTGTCATGGGACGATTTCAACAAGGACCAAACGGAGTAGGACTAAGTCCACATATTGAGCATCTGCGGCCACATCATCGTGGTATGGCTCGGGCAGTAGCCCTGGGCAATAGAAGGCCAACGGAGCTCAGTGAAATTTTTCATATGACTCCGGGGCAAATTAGCCGTATCATGGGATCTCCGATGTTTCAAGCGGAAGTAGCACGGCTCGAAGAACAGTTTGATTTAACAATCGGACATGACCTTGCCAAAGATCTTAAGGTTATGACTGAGTCGGCGTTAGAAATTCTGGACGAAGACCTTAATGAAACTCCAATGAACATGGAAATGAGGCGTTTGCGTAATTCGACTGCGCTCGAAGTTCTTGGCATGGCAGGGATACGCAAAACCGGAGGTAATACAACTTTAATTAAGATTGATAATAACGTGTCTCAGAAAGAAGTAGAACATCTTTCGGAGGATGAAATTCGAGATGAGTTAATTGAACTCACTAAGGAGCCTTGTGGCGCTTACTCATGATGTTCAAAAAATGAACAACGGCTCGTCCGGGGTCACTCCCGAGTGGACAGTTGACAATCTTGACCAGATAATGAGTTATTATCTTGCCACTGGGAAATCACTGCTTTCGCCTTATCCGAAAGACTATGAAGAAAACTTACGATGGCGTCTGAAGATTAATCGCAGATGCAAAACGGACAGTCTCTATCGGGCTAAAGTCAAAAAGCTTTTTCACTCAGATCCCCTCTTTGCATTTAATGCTTTCTTTTATACTCTTGACGTTCGTCGCAGACCCAGACATCACAGGCCTTTTACAACTTATCCTTATCAAGATCTTATGATTCTCACGAAGTGTGATCATATTGAGCGAGGAGAAGACCTTGCCGATGAGAAGTCTCGTGATATGGGAGCAAGTTGGATAGGCATAGCTGTCTTTGCATGGTTCTGGCTTAAGCCTGAGGGTGGATATGACTTCTTGCTCGGGAGTCGTATTCAAGATTATGTTGACAAAAAGGGCGACATGCGGACGCTGTTTGAAAAATTTCGTTATCTGCTTTATCGAATGCCGCCTTGGTTGCTGCCTCAGGGATTTAATAAAAAGAAGCATGATAATTATATGAAGTTGATTAATCCTGAGTCATTCTCGTCTATAACCGGGGAGTCAAATAACGCGAACTTTTCAACTGGTGGTCGCTATCGTTCAATTTTCATGGATGAGTTTGCCAAATGGAAAGATACGGACACGGCTGCTTGGACGGCTACCGCAGATGCGACTCCATGTCGTATGCCAGTAAGTACGCCTTTTGGTGCATTTGGGCAGTATTTTAATACGATCTCCGACGGAAAGACGAAGAAACTTACGATTCACTGGAGTCTTCACCCACTTAAGGGCGAAGGCCTTTACTGTCCTTGGCCGAAACCTCCGGATATGACTGACGGTAAGGCCGCTAATTGGCTCAGTTGGAAAGGTGAAAAGGCTTGGCTACGCTCGCCTTGGTATGACAAAGAATGCCAGAGACGTGATGCGAAAACTATTGCTCAGGAACTTGACATTGATTACATTGGAGCAGGTTCTCCTGTGTTTGTAGGTGCTGCGGCAAGCCGCATGATGACACTTCTGCGCAGCGAGAAAAAGCCCCAGGAGCTTTGGGAATATCAATTTGGGTCGGAGAAATTTGAAAAGCTCTCCGATTCGCCAAGGGATCTTGAATCGCTTCTGATTGTTTACTCTGTTCCGACTAAGCGAACAACAGAAATCATTGGTGTTGACGTAGTCGAAGGTCGGGAGGAAGGAGACTATGCAGTAATCAAAGCGCTCTGTCGGGAAACTAAATCCTGCTCCTTTACACTTTATACTCGTGCAGATGAAGTTGTTCTTGCCAAGATGATTATGTGGATTAACCAGTGGCTTATGGAAACTAAAGTCAATCCTGAAACTACTCCTTGGTGGGTCATAGAAACCATTGGTCCGGGACTTTCGACATTTGATCTTTGTGTCGAATGGGGCATGACTAATCTTTTTATGATGCCTCAGTATGACTCGGCACGCGAGTGTATCTTTCACCAAAAGGGTTGGCGCACGACTTCATCGTCTCGTCGTAAGCTTGTCGGTTGTGTCAAACGCTGGCTTAATGAGTCCGTCGGCTGGGTAGACACACGTTGCGTTGGAGAAATGACTTCGTTTACTTACTCTTCGGCCAATCGACCTGAGGCCGCTGGCGGTGCTCACGATGATGAGGTCATGGCCTGGGGCATGGCTCTTGCTGCGGATGAAATCATGCCTGGAGGTGAATATAAACCTCCGGTTATTAGGCGTGCTGACGGACTCCCTGACAATGTCTTTCACATCGAGGACTTTCGTAATGATTCTGAGCCACAGGATATTCAATCTCGTTGTTGGGCTACGGCACAACAGATGAGAAGAGATAATAATTTATCTTCGGATGTTCAAAATTTGAACAAAGACTGGAAGGAAGGATTATAACATGGCTACGACAACAACAACAAATGGTAGATTTCATGAAGTTACAGCGTTGGACGCTGACTGGGATTATGCGGATGATGGATTCTCGGGGATGCTTGTTTCAGCTATTACGATTGTGGCAAGCGCTGCAAATGATGTGGTTATTATTAGAGAAGGTGCGCTTGACGGAGCAGCGATTATTCATACTGGCGTGTTGACAGCCAAGGGTGAGAGGTATGTTTTTAATCCTCCGAAATGGATTCATCCATATTTTGACGTGAGTGAATGGACCAAGGATACACTTGCGAGTATTGTTGTTATTTTCGAGATGGTTTAAATTTAATGGGAGTAACCCTTGAACCGATTACAAAGATTATACGCGGAGGGCCAGGACATGAGAAATTTGGCGATCCCTATGCCTGGTCCGCCACGCTTTGCATCGACGGAGATGCGGTACATATTAAAGGACTATCGGGACGGTTTACACTGACCGACGCCAGGGAAGTGCAGCGGGTTTTGAAAGATGCTGGTTATTTACTGGGGTCCTGGGAACGAATTAAAAATGGTAAGGTTTGTTACTTTGAGAAAGAAATAAAATAAGGAGAAAAACATGGCTGACGCATTTAAAAGAATTGCGAAAACAAAAGACAAATCATTCCAGGATCGGTGCTACTGGTATATGCATCAAAAAGCAGCGGCTGTGTTTGACCAAGAGACACCAGACGCCGATGATTTACTCTTGGCAAAGGCGTTGTGGGCAGGGCAGGTAAAGACCGAAGACATGGCTCGTATTGTAGCCACTAATTCTACGATTGGGGCAGATATCGACAGCGATACGGCGGTCGGTGAAAGTGACATTGAGTATGTTATAATCACTGGCGATGCCTTCCATAATTTGGCAACGGCCTACAAGTCCGCTGGTCTGATAGGAGCGTAAAATGGCGAATGAAATTTTAGTCAAGAGCCGAGCGGCGATTACTGCACAAGACAACTCGTCGAGCCTGGACGCAAGCTATGATCCTAATGACGGGTCGTATACGGGTGGCACGCCTACCGTTATTGACAACACATATGATGGTGGGTCTGAGAATGCTCAAGGGGCTGATTATTTAAATCTGATTTTATTTGTGGATGATGCGCCAGCGACAGAAGGCGGTGCTCAGATTTGGTATTCTGAATCCGAAGACGGGACAAATTATACCCGGTATCGATACAGCCACACGGTTGGTGATGCTATCAGCACGACCGATGATTACTACTACGACGCTGGCATATTTGTTCTCACTGCCCAGTACACAAAGCTGGCTGTCAACGCTGTTGATTATGATATTGTTGACTGTACCTTGATGGCGTATCCCAAACTGCTGGAAGTCCAATAATGAGTATTTTCCTTCGCCGACGCTGGAAGCAGAAACCTCGTCAATGGGGGCCGGTGAAGATTGTCCGGGCAGGGGTACAGGATTATTTTGAGAAGCGTTTGGGAGCCATTGCACCTATGGTGTTTCTTCCTCTTTGGGAAGGGACGGGCTTAACGCTTTACAACCTTGGGTGGGCAGCAGATACGTGGGAAATAGACGCTTCTATAGGTCCTTCCTGGGCAACCATGCCAGAGGGCTTGGGTTTATATTTTGATAACAGCCAAAATTTAGGCGATAGTTATTTAGTAAGACCTACGGGACAAACACACGGAAACGGTTTTTCGCCATACACGACAGCATTTTCAGGCTTTACATCGTTAGTGAGAACAACGTTTACGTCTGATGATGGTGGTCCCCTTGGCATCGCGGAATATGGTGGTTCCGGCAACGGGTTTGGTTTAAAATATAAAACCTCCCCGAATACTATTCAAGTTGAGGTTAACAGTGATTCTTTTCTAGATACGAGTTTGGAAAGCAACTCTACGCTCACGCCGGATAGTGTCGTTCGACAACTTGGTGCAACATGGGATGGTACTACGCTCGCAGTTTGTTTAGATGATGCTTTTGACATTACAACGTCACTTTCGGGGTCTGTAAATCCTAATACCATGGGATCAAACTTAGGGCTTGCAGAGCAAACCATCCTTGCAGAGGATGAGTGGGGTGGCACAGTATCGTCTTTTTTAATAACGCTCACAGGATACACTGAAGACCAAGTAGCCCTCCTTTACGACGACCCCTACGGCATGCTTCAGCCATATGCGCCGACTATCTACAGTTTTCCGTCGGGAGCTGCGGGAAGTACGACCACGTCTACCTCGACTACTTCGACCACTACTTCGACAACGAGCACTACGAGCACTACGAGTACAACTACAACGAGTACGACCACGTCTACTTCCACAACCACAACTACAACCTCAACTACAACTACAACGTCGACTACTTCCACATCTACTACATCCACTACTACATCTACTTCCACGACTTCTACAACTACTACAACCTCGACCACAACTTCTACAACTACTACTAGTACTACAACCAGTACAACATCGACAACCAGTACTACTACGAGTACGACAAGTACTACTACAACTACTACTACGACTACAACTTCTACAACTACAACAACAGCAGCTCCAACTACAACTACAACTACTACTGTAGCGCCTACTACTACAACTACCTCAACTACTACAACGACTACTTCTACAACGTCAACTACGAGCACGACTTCTACTACAACTTCTACTTCAACAACCACGACCTCTACTACTACAACCTCAACAAGTACAACTACTACTACAAGTACGAGTACAACTACTTCTACTTCGACGACAACATCCACTTCAACCACGACAACGACAACTACGAGTACAACTACGACTACGACTACGACTACAACTACGTCAGCTCCTGCTGACAATTTTAAATACGAATTAAGAATAATTAATTCAACTACACTTTATCGTGCAATTGATTCAACCATAAAATATCGTATAACTTAACACGGAGGAAGTACAAATGAATGAAAGAAGATGTGAAATTTGTCGCTGTTGGGAAAGAGACTCAGACACCGATTTTGGTCTTTGCAAAGCACACGGTCCGCAAGCTACTGTTGCGACAATTTACGAGGGTATGGAATTTCGAATTGTCTGGCCTAAGACAGGAAAAGACGATAGTTGTTTTCACGATTTTGTAGTGGTTGTTCAATAATTGAACATGGGTAGGTAACATAAATGATTACTATCGGAATGCCGACATATGCTAATTCTTGTGAGCTGTGGTTCACGTTGCAAAGTTTGCGCATGTATCAAGATGTAGATGATGTTGAAATTCTCGTTGTGGATAATCTTGGAGGCGAGGCTGTTAAGAAAGTTTGTAGAGATTGTAAGGTTAGATATGAGCTTTGGAATAAGGTTAATGGCACAGGACCTGTTAGGAATAAGATTTTTGATTTGGCAGAAAATCCATTTGTGTTGGTTATTGATAGTCATGTGTTGCTTTGGCCAGGAGCGATTAAGAAACTTAAGTTTTGGTTAGCTGAAAATTGGGACAAAGCCAAGAATTTAATTCACGGTCCTCTTGTTATGTCTTCGCTTGAAAATGCGGTTAGGTATTATAATAATGAGTGGCGCGCAGAGATGTGGGGAACATGGGGAGAGTTGACACCACCGGAGCTGATTAAGAATGAAATTGAAATTGAGCTGATGGGATGTGGACTGTTTGGTTGTCGAAAAGACTCCTGGCTTAGATTTGCTGATGGAATCAGAGGTTTTGCTGGTGTTGAAGGAGTTATTCATGAGAAGTATAGAAAAAATGGAAGAGCAGTTTTAAGTCTTCCTTTTCTTAAATGGGTACACAGATTTAGACCAGAAGGAGAGGCAGTAAAGTATCCACTGGTATTACAAGATCGGATTAGAAATTTTGTGCTTGGGTTTAATGAACTTGAAATGGATAAATCAGTGTTGTATGAGCATTTTGGGAGAGAAAAAGTTGCCGCCCTGGAACAAAAACTTAGTTAAAGAGCAGGTAAGGCCTGTTTCGTTAGAACTTATTGAACGAAAGACATTTCCTGGGACAATATGCGGTGTGTTAAGGGAAAGTTATAGGTTGACTAATAATGAGCAAGTTAAAATGAATATGCGAGTTGCAATGGCGATGGCAAAGAAAATGACGGATCGACTTAATTATTATTATAGTAAAGAGAAAGAAGAAATATGAGTCCTTTCGTTAGCTGTCTTACGGCAACATATGGTAGATATAAGTTTTTGACAGAGGCTGTGTCTTGCTTCTTGGCTCAGGATTATCCTGAAAAAGAATTAATTATCCTTAATAATCATCCAGTACCGATTGTGTGTGAGTATTCGAATGTTCTTGTTCTTAATGAACCTTATTATGAGACTCTTGGAGACTGTAGAAATAGATTAATTGGTGCTGCTCGTGGTGAATTTATTCGAACCTGGGATGATGATGATCTTTACTTACCTTTTGCAATTTCACAAGGAGTTGAAAATATAGGTGACGCCCCTGCGTGGAAACCGTTATATGGCTGGGGATGGAATGTCGAAAAAGACAAGATGTATTTAAGCGGAAACAAATATGAAGCCTCGTGGACTGTTCGACGAGACGTGGCACTGAAGTTTCAGTATTTAGAATGCTCCGGAGGAAACGAACATAATTCGCTTGAACGAGGATTAAAGTCTCTTGGTGGAATTGTCAAGGGTGATGTTGAGCCTTCCTATGTTTACCGTTTAGGTTCTGGGCTTATTAGAATTTCAGGTTCTTTGAATAAGAATGATTTGAGTCGAGAAACAACATTGGCACGAACAGATCGCTGGAAACGAAAGAATACTGATCATGGAAACTGTGCGCCGATTGAACGAGTGAGTTTAAAACATTACTGGCAACGTATTGAAAAGGCAAAAGATGAGTTGGATAACTACAATAGAAAAACCGCATAAAAGCTGTGTTGAAAATTCTGAGTATCCTTTATTTTGGCTTTTTGCTGGGCATGATTGGAAGTTGTCTGGAGCGACAAAGCAGATTGGAATAATTGCTGCGGCTATGATCTGCGGATTTGACTGTAAAACGGTAGTTGAAATAGGCCTATGGCAAGGATTTAGCTCAAAGCTTCTTGGAAAAGCATTGACCACTAACGTAGGAAAAGATGGTTTGTTGGTGTCTATTGATATTAAACAGTCAAATGCGGACAAAAGTAGACGACAAACGAAAAATCTGCCGATAACACATAGAGTTGTGGTTGCAGATTCAAAAGATATTCGAATGAAAGGCCTATTAGAAGGAAGACCAATAGACCTAGCTTTTATTGACGGTGATCACTCGTATGAATATGCCAAGAACGATATGACTATTTGTGATAAATGGCTTAGGCCTTATGGCATAATGATAGTTCATGATTATAGTAACAACGGCTTTCCTGGAGTTTATAAGGCTGTGAATGAATTTGTGGCAGATAAAGATTATGCTATGTTTTATTTGCCTGAAAATCGTAAGACTGTTGACTATCGAACAGCAATTCTTCAAAAGAGGAGTTAGGAAATGTTCATAGGAACATTTTATAATGGACTTGACAATAGTTTGTCAGTTATTCTGGAGACAAATAAAAGCGGTAGCTGGGCGCCGTACGGTAGTTTATCTACGATTACTCGAATGATCGTAGCAGATGAAGACGGTGGCTGGACGATAGATAGTAATTCTGCGGCGACTGCTTTTGATTGGGCTACAGAAGCAAAACCAGGGGAGGTGATCTTTGATTTTGCAGGACAAAGTGTGTCTGCTGGAACTTATACCTGTTATGTGAAAATCTATGATGCGGCGAGAACCAATGGCTTTATTTGGGACTATGTTGACATAGAATTTGTGACGATATAATGGAGAAGAAAATGTCATTGTCGTTATTTGAGCAGCACTGGTCTAATGTAGCTGTTATAGCAATTTTGACTATTTTGGGTTTCCTTGCTCAAGATAAGCTACAAGCTATGAGTGAACAAGATATGAACTGTGCAAAAGTTATTAAGGAAAACACAAGGAAAATTGATTTTATAGAGAATCGAGTGATTATTCTTGAGACTGAAATTCCGCATGTGTCTAAGTCGCTTGAGGAAATGAGTAAAGAAGTCAAACGAATAAGAGTGATAATTGAAAACTCAAGAGAAGAAAGACTATCACAATGAAGGAAACAATTTTAGCTATTATCCAAGATCTTCTTGACGATCACAATGTGGCTCTTTATGTTTTATTTATTATTGCAGTGCTTACGCCAGACCTTCGGGAGCTTATCGCCGGAGGAATCTTAGGCTATTGGACCAAGACGACTAAAACGAAATAACTCATGATGTTCGAAAAATGAACAAGGACTATGGGAAAATCAACTAAACAGATAATTAAAGAAAGTGGCTATGGGCCGGAGAACACGAAGGAGGTTCTTCGTGCACTGGAGCGGCGAATGACAACGCTCGAAGGGAATCCTATAGCCTATGTGAAGCCTGGGCATGAGCCAAGTATCTTTGCGCCAAGACCTATGGTTGATTTTGATGCGATGAAGATGGAGTTGAATTTACCTAAGTCGTTGGCAAAAGTTATTCGTAAGGTTATGCAGGCAGAGCAAAAGTCCCGTGGCAAGGCACTGGATGAAGCAGGAAAACTGATGCGTGGGACTTGGTGGCATGGAAGGAAGACTATGCCAGAAGTATATCCTGCAGAGCGATTACCGGCGATACCTAAAGTTAGGCATTATGGAAAGAAGGAAATTCGTTTTCCTGATATGCGCGCGGTACAAAAGCAACAGATGCATCTTGGAGAACCGAACGGAATTTCACTGAGTGCGAGACCGAATATTTCCAAGCGTTTTGATAAAAGTGGAAAAGGAATGCTTGGCCGTATGATGCCGATGTATAGAGGAAGACCGGAGGATATGCTTCTTGATCTGGCTAATCCTGAGCATCAGAAAATTATTGGTGATACTTATGTAGATACGGCTGTTAATATGATTAAAAAGCGAGGGATTGATTTTGGTCCTGGCGGAGTTACACCGCAAAAGGTTAAAGAGTTTTTAAATATTTCACCTGATCGTTTTAATCAGTTATATACTCAAGCATTTCAGGATAAAGGTTACAAAGGCTGGCTTTATCATCCCTATCGAGGAGCACATTATCAGGCTTCGGGCGTTGGTGGAGAAGCAGAACTGAAGCTGTTTGATCCGCAGGATGTGATGATGCTGGATAAGAGAAAATATAGCGCTTATGACGATCTGAAAGGTAAAGAGGTAGTGCCATCACGTTATGACCTGGGTAAAGAGGCACAATATGAGAGAAATGTCCGACGGACTACGGATATGAATACTATTGATGAAAGGAAAACAGGAAGTCTGAGGACACTTTATCAGGAACAAAAGGTGACTGAAAGAATTGCCAAGGAACTTGGGTGGAAGGGAGAAGTGGGAGAAGAAATAGCAGAAGAAATAAAATCTCCTGAGGAGGCTTTGCAAAATCTTATAGTTACTGTTGCTCATCCAAAGACATTATATGAAAAGACAGAGAAAGTTAAAAATGCTTGGTTTGATAAAATGCTTGCTCCGGGCTATCTACCAAGTAAGGCTGAAATAACTCTTGGTCATGCGATTCTTGATTATGACAATAGTCTGGAAGCTGCTGCGAACATAAGTGATATGGTTGCGTCAGCAAATAAACCTATTTCAAATCAGTTAATGTACTCACAGAGTAAAGCCTCTTCTATGGTTGATTCGACAAAGGGAAAACTTATTGAAGCTTATAATGACTGGATACTTGAAAGTGCTAAAGCTGCTAAAGTTAAAACTCCTGCTGTTCCTGGAGACTTAAAAGACAAAGTATTTGGATTAGGGTCTATGTCGTCGGAAGAATTACTCATTAATACCTCGTTTAATATGGATATTTATAAGAAGTTGGAAAAAGTAAATACACCGGAGGCTAAATTACTTGGAGAGAAGTTGGCAAAGCTTGAAGCGTTAGCGAAAAGTACCAAAAAGTTTAAAGATAATATGTTGACAAAACCAATATTACAAAATAACTCAACTGCAAAGATAATATTTAAAAATAAACAGCAGGAATATGCTGATGCTCAAGGAGACCTTCTCGGCGTACTAGACGATATATGGCATAAATAGTTTATGTTCAAATTTCGAACACCCACTACGGAGGGATTATGAGAGAAAGTAAAGTTGTAATAACACTAGAACGGCATGTGAAAAGACTTGAGGAGGCGTTGCAAGAACGTGAGAGAGTAATTGGCGAGTTGCTTAATGCGTTGATGCAGTCGAAAGGAAATTTTACCCAGGTGGATTTAAAGAAACAAGAGGAAATGTCTGATTCTAAAGAGCCGGAAGTATATCCTGTGCCTGGAGAGCTTTGGCCTTAAGGAGAGTCGATGAGACTACTGAAGAAAGTAAAAAGAAAAAATCGAATTGATGATCATTGGACTGAGATTCGAGATAAAGTTGATATGGGTCTCGAACTAAGACGTCCGTTTGAACGCCAGTGGATAATGAATATTGCATTTCTCACTGGGAATCAGTATGTCTTTTGGAATGACTCTGCGCACAGGCTGCAGCATCTGAGAGGAACCAATGGGCGAATTCATAGTGTGGATAATATTATTCTGCCGAAGTGGTTGAGACTGGTAAGCGATCTGATTAAGATGCGGCCGGAGATTGGAGTGATTCCAAACTCGACAACTGAGGAAGATATTCTGGCTGCGAAGTTGGGAAAGAAGGCGGCGGAATGGTACTTCAGGACGAAACTGACGAAGGCTAAGATTCGACAGATTGCTGTCTGGATGTACGCTACGGGAAATTGTTTTCTGGATGACAGGTGGAATCCTAAGAGCGGACCGATGGCAATGGACAAGTCGAATGGAAAAATAGTCTATGCTGGAGATGTTGATGCAGATGTTTGGAGTCCATTTGATATGCTTTTTCCGATAGGTTATGGAGTTGAGAATCATCAAGATATGCCTTGGATTATGAAAAGACAAAGGAAGAATATCGAATGGATTAGAGAAAATTTTAAAAGAGGAAACGAAGTTGAGCCGGAGGATATTGCTTCGTCAGTAGTTTCATTAGAAAATCTGATGAGTAAGTTTGCTGGAGCAACTGATATAGATCGAGTCGAATCGGCTTATGTAATTAATCTTTATATTAAGCCCTGTAAGGATTATCCAAAAGGAGCATATTTTGTGGCTTCAAATGGGATAGTGGAAGAAAAACGAGAGTTTCCTTATGCTGAATTTTCGTTAGAACACTTTAAGGATCTGGAACTTCCTGGAGTATTTTACGGCGACTGTCGGGTGACTCATGCAATTCCACTACAAAGAAGCTGGAACAATGATGTCAGTTCGGTTGAAGAGTTTAATAAGGATGTGGCTCGGGCTAAGCTTGGTGTGCCTAAGGGGAGTAATATTGAAGTCACACCGACAAACGAGCACGGGGAGATTATTGAGTATACACCAGTTCTTGGACACAAGCCGGACTTTCTTTCTATGCCTACGACAAGTCCGAGTCTTGACCGGAACCAAAGCCGGATTATGCTCTCTTTGGAGAATTTATTCTCGCAGCATGAAGTGAGCCGGGGAACAAATCGGTCGGATATTCGGTCTGGTGACATGGTGGAATTGTTACTTGAACAAGACGCTCATGGCGGGCTAATGCCTCATGCGATTTTCGAAGAGGCGCTTGAGAATCATATGAGAAGAATTCTCATTCGTATGCAGGAAGGTTATAGAGGTCCGAGATTGCTTAAGCTTGGTGAAACGATAGATGACTTTGAAGTAATTTCGTTTCAAGGAGTTGATCTGAAGAATAACACTGATGTGAAGATTGTAAAACAGTCAAGTTTGCCGGAGTCTGAAGCAACGCAGACGATGAGAGTAGAGAGGAGGTATCAACAGGGACTTTATGGTGATCCAGCAGACCCGAGGACAAGGCGACGTGTTCTTCGGATGATTGATGCGAATATAGTGGATGATATATTCTCTGGTGAGAAGCAAGATGAAGAAAACGCTCAGATGGAGAATCGGGTATTGGTTCAGGGCAAGCCTGTTCTGCCTAATCCTTATGATAATCATGGGATTCATCTGGCTGAGCACGAAAGGTTTCTCAAAGGACAGAAGATTCAACGACTGAAGCTGCAGAATCCAGAGGCGTATCAAAGGCTGGAACTGATATTTTATCAGCATCTGCAGGTTCATCAGAATTTTTTGGCTGAGTTATTGAAGAAACAAATGGCTATGCAAAACGGAGGAAATGAAAATGGCAGAGCAAGAAAGTAAGAAAGTAATTAAGGTAATTAAAAAGGAACCCACGGTTATTGATACTTGGAATGACGTGGTTGAACAGATGGAACGACTGCAGGTTCTTTGGAAAAGACATCAGAAGATGGGTGTGGCTAAACTTGCGGAGCTTCCGCCTGAAGCTCAAAGAGTTTTCGCTCATGTGGTGCATAAGCAGAAATTTGAGTTTATGCTGGACTTTATGAAACGTTATGTGAGGTTAGGTTTGGATCAACTTAAGATTAAAACGGAGGAAGACAAATGAAAATTGGAGACAAAGAGTACACAGAAGAAGAGGTAACTCAACTGGTTGAGCAAGGATCGAGGGCTCAAGAAGAACTCAAAGTCGTAAAGGAGGTGACGGAGAAATATGGGCTGGACGTGGGGGAGTTTGTGCAGCAGTCGCAGAATGCTTTTGGAGCGTTGGTTGGACTGCAAGAAAGCGGTGTGATTGATCAAGATGGAAATGTGATTAGGCAGGAACCGAAGGCGGCTACGCCAAAGGCTTCTGAAGGTAATCCTCCGAGTAACCCTGATTCCAATCCTAATCCTGGGTCTGTGCCAAATGCAGATGACATCGCGTCAATCGCTCTCGGAAAGGTAGAAGGTAGGCTGGGAGATTTTCAGAAGCAAATTCAGAGTATTCAACAGTCGCAACAGCGAATTGGTAAAGCTATTCTGAATGGGCAGATGAAGAAAGCTTTTCCGAACCTGGACGATGAGGAGATTGACATTATTATGTCACAGGCAGTGACACAGAAAAAGGATGTTTGGGAGGTTGCTAAGGCTCGAGCGGAAAAATTAAGTGGGGTGATTCAAAGCCAAGTTGATAACTTCGCAAAGAAGAATAATATTAACATGGAAGAAATCAATCGACTTAATGAGATGAAGAGCAAAGAAGGAGGAATTGGACAAGCATTGACTGAGGGTAAGAAGGTTTCGTTTAAGAAGGGTGACGAAAATACTGTTACCCCAAGGGAAGCAACAGAGCAATATTTCAAGATTGCTAATCAATAAGGAGAAACAAAATGGCTTACACAGGATCGACTGCGGGTATTTTGGAAAATTACGACGAGGTGCTGAAGACCTTTTATCTTCCAGCAATTCAGGAACAACTCAATCAGGATACGATTCTGGCGGACCTGATTGATACTAATGAGATGGATGTTAGCGGTAAAAACGCTACGATTGAGATGCACTATGGTCGGAATACTGGTACAGGTTCCAGAGCTGATGGCGGAGCGCTGCCGGATGCTGGTTACCAGGCACACAAGACGGCCACCGTACCGATGAAGTATCACTATGGTCGAGTGACCTTTAGTGGTCCTACGATTGCTGCGACTCGAGATGAAAAGGGCGCATATGCTCGGGTGATCGACACAGAAATCAACGGAATTGTGAAAGATCTGCAGAAGGAAGTCAACCGTCAGCTGTGGGGCTGTGGCTACGGTATTATTGGAAGATGGTACTCTGGTGATGGTTCTGGTAATATGGTATTGCAAAAGCGTTATAGTGATAATGCGGTTGAGCCAAGTGCATTTGGTTCAACTTTTGGTGGAAAGTACATCAAGGAAAATGGTGGAGCTGAGCCGGTAGTGTTGGCTGACTCTGGTGGTGCGATTGTTTCTGCAACGATTACTAATACGAGTTATGCATTTACTGGAGCGGTAACTGAGGGAACTTATTATGACACTTGTACCAGAGCGACTAACCCGACAGTGACTGAGGCTGTAGGAACATTTCTGGTAAGACCTTCGAGTTTTGTTACATACGATGCAAGTAATAACTCGGGCGGATCGCGTCTGGAAATGGTGGGTCTCAGAGGTATTGTGACTAATCAAGATCTGGATGAAATTGCACTAGTTGATGGAACAAATACAGTACCTACAACTGACTTTCTCCAAGGGCTTGACTCAGATGTTTACAGCTGGTGGAACTCATATGTCAATGCGCTAAGTGGAACTCGTTACAGTGGACAAGTCGCGCTGAGCTTCAAAGAGATGCAGAAGTGTTTTGACAAGGTCGAAGAGAAAGTGGGAACTAGTGCTGGACCGAATGTTATTCTAACCACTCGGGCGATTCGTCGAGAATACGCAGAGCTTTGCGAGGCCAACCGTCGGTCTGTGAACATGATGGAACTCGATGGAGGTTGGAAAGGACTGGAATTTAGTGGTATTCCAATTCTAGTCGACAACGATGCCATCGACGGTGAGATGTATTTTCTGACCACGAGTGATCTGCAAATCTACCGGATGAGTGACTACGCTTGGATGGAGAAAGACGGATCAGTTCTGGCTCGGATTACCGGCTACGATGCGTATGAAGCAGTTCTGTTTCGCTACGCGGAACTTGGCTGTCGTAGTCGTCAGTCTCACGCGGTTCTTTGTGACATTCTGTATGATTAATCCTAACGGAGTGGGTGTTCGAAAATTGAACATCCGCTCCAATTTATAAGGAGAAGACGCTATGGGAGGAATTACAGACAGGCTAATGGCCTGGAAAGAAGAGCGGCTGTGGATTGGCGCTCCAATGATGGGTGCTTATTCTGATGGAACTGATACACTGAGTCCGGCTAATGGAACCCCAATTCTTGATCCGTTGGATGCAGTAGAAAGCGTAGGCTGGCTAATGGCCTCAGCCGGAGACGAGGTTCATTTTCTGTGGCCGGTGCCGAGGACTTGGAGCAGAACAGACAAGGTTTTGGCAAGGATTTACTTTGAACATGCGGCGGGTGCAGCGGACACACCCGAGTGGAAAGTTGGAGTGCTGTTTTATGGTAAGCAAGCGAGTTTTGCTGAGTGTCAGGCAAATGCCGATAAGGTAACTACGTTTGACGCGCATACTTGCTCGACAACTGATCCCTCATTAGAAGTTACTAAATGGACAGATCTGAGCTTTGATGACTATGCTGCAAGTACTGACGTGCTTATGGGGATTAGTATTGAATGTAATAGTCTTGGTAGCGCATCCGGAGGCGAAATCAAGCTTCTTGGGATTGAGTTTGCTTGGGAAGTCGATGCTTGCGAAGAAGTTCATCGGAAATTGATCTCGGAGGTGGAGTCTCAAAACTCAGTTTAGGCGGCCATACTGTGGTTGCCAATCGAGGAAACTGGGTTATCCTCCGTGGCCCAGTTTCCTCAACACGGAGGAAAGGCAATGGAGAAAGACAAGAGAATGATGTATCGAAACTTAGCGACAATAAATATTTG